GGAAAACACACGGTTAACCGTGTCAGGTTAGCTACCTGCCAAGCACTCTTAGTGTCGAAGACCAAACCAAGCTAATGTCTGTAAACTTATCGCTCCCCCTTCTCATTACTTTGAAAGAGGAGGGACAGAAAACAGGACCAGTAATGGTTAACTGAAATAACTATAATTTATAATCATGAAAATGAATTTCAAGCTATTAATTAAAGTTATTCAGTGAATCCTTCTAACTTTTAAGTTAGAAGGTTCCATACCTGTACAAAGCTTGGTGTCACTGGTAGAGCGTCAAGAATTGGTTGCCAAAAGTAATGGTATGGAAGGTCTTATCGCTTATAATAAAGCTTTAAGATCTAACTTACTTAATTACTTATCTGGAAATCCAACTCGAGACCCTCTAGCTGCTTGTACCCATGATGGTATACCAAGAGCTTTAGGATCTATGATACCCTTGATACGGGGTAATTCCTACTTAGCAATAAGTATGGTATTAACCGTATTAATGAGTACGAGATCTCTAAAGTTAAAAGCCAATCCAGATATAGAATCAATAGTAGCTCCCTTCAAAGGGGACCTCTCTAATGTTTCTATGTTTGCGACTGACTTTTGACGTGCTCTAGGTTACCGTCCCCAAGTCAGAACTTATGGATTATATGCAGATTTAGCACAATATAGAACAAAGAAAGGTCCTAATGGACATTCTTTATCTACAAGTGTTATTGATGCAAATAACCTTCCTCAAAGTCTACTTACTAGTTTAAAATTAGTAGGTGGACCGTTCTTACACGAAAGTGTGGAACATTTGAGAAACAAGTTCTTCCTTAATTACTTTCTTTCAAGGTATATGCCTATAGTAGGAGGTAAATCTTTTCGAAGATTATCTTATTTTCCTGACAAGGAAGGTAAGACAAGAGTTATCGGAATTCTTGACTGATGAAGTCAATTAGCCCTTAAACCTTTACACACCTACTTAGCAAACACTTTGAAGAAAGTGAGACAGGATTGTACACTCGATCAAATGAAATTTAAGAAGTTACTAAGTAATTGTGAGATTTACTATAGTGTCGACCTTTCGGCCGCCACTGATAGATTTCCCATTGAATTAATTAGTAGAGTTCTTAAAGCTCAATTGCCACATTCCTATGTTGATGCATGAGTTGACATAATGGTAGGTTACCCATTTGATCATAAAGATCAAAAGATCTCCTACAAAGTAGGAAATCCAATGGGTGCCTACTCATCATTTAACTCATTTGCATTAACTCACCATTACTTAATATTCTTCTGTTGTAAAGTATTAGGAAAAGACTGAAAAAGTCTACCTTATGCTTTACTAGGAGATGATTTAGTAATTGGTGATAAAGATGTGGGTGAAATGTACATGCAACTTATAAAAGACTTAGGTCTAGAATATTCTGTTTTGAAGACTCATAAATCTAAAAGATTTTACGAGTTCGCAAAACGTTATGTTCTAGACGGAAAGGATATTTCTCCTTTCCCTTTTAGTGCTTTAAAAGAATGTCAAAAGAGTGTAACTCAATTGACTACCCTTTTATTTGAACTAAATGGTAAGAATTTTATACCAGCTGTGTCTATCACTAAGAGTATTACATTATATCACTCTCTTGTGAAAGAACTCCCATCTAGGTTCATAAAGAAACTAGAAAAGAGAGCTTCACTATGTGAAGGTGTATTGAAAACAATACATGGCGTTATTCCAGCCGATGAATGAATTAATTCACTAATCAAGCAGAATAATTACCAATTGCCTGTTCTTTCATCAGAAGTTTGTAAAAACATTCTGATTAATGTAACAGTACAAGCCTTTGCAGATTCCAATCTGTTGAAAGAAATAAATACCCCATCCAAAGAATTTCCTCTTACGAGGTTAGCTTTAGACGGGTATCGTGACTTTCTTGATTGGAAAAGAGGGTTATCTAATGTATCCAAGTCTCAACTAGGTAATATAACTTGACATTCTGTTCCATTATACACAGCTAATTTAGCTGTAATGAAACAGTTTGAAGAGTTAATTCACTCAGTTGAGAAACGGGACAGACTAGGACAAGATTGAACTTACAAAATGAGGACGTTTGCGTTGCCTAAGACCGATAAATCGATCTTGGCCAATCAGCGGTATTCATTGAGTAAGGTTTCAAAATTGTATGGGCACCTAGTAGAGGAACAACTACAAATATTGCAGTTGTATCCTCAGTTGATACCCAGTTAGCCAGGTCTGCCTATAGCT